TTAAAAATAACCGAAACCATAAACAAGCAGGAATAAAAGCAGGAATATCAAACACTAATCGAGGCCATTACAACCAAAATAGTAATCGTAATAAAAAAATCTCAGAAAAATTAAAAGGGAGAATGGTTGATTGGACCGGTGATTCAATAATACAATTAGATTTAAATGGGAATTTCATTCAAGAATGGCCTAGCATTAGACAAGCTGGTTTTAATTTAGTAGGAAATCAAGGTGAATCTATTAGAAAATGTTTAAAAGGCTTACAAAAAACCGCTTACGGATTTATTTGGAAATACAAATAATTTTTTTTATATTAAATACATGGAAAATAATGATTATAAAACAAGAACATTTACTTCTACTGATGGTAGAACAATTACATATTTTGATGGCAAATTGCATAACTGGGATGGTCCGGCATTAAAGTATCCAAAAACTGAAAAGAAAAAAGACGAATATTATTTATATGGTTTTCAACTTACTAAAGACGAATGGGTTGAAGCACGTAAAGATAGAAATGGAGTACCACCAGATAAAAATCCACAAGTAAAATCAAGATTTTAATATGAAAATAGGACTAACAGGGACCATGTCATGTGGCAAAACAACATTAGTAAATGCTTTAAAGGAATTACCACAATTCAAAGACTATAAATTTGCTACTGAACGTAGTAAATATTTAAGAGATTTAGGTATTCCATTAAACACTGATTCAACATTAAAGGGTCAAACTATATTTTTAGCTGAACGAGTAAGTGAATTAATGCATGAAAATTTAATAACTGATCGAACAGTTATTGATGTAATGGCATTTACACAAGCAGCTAAATCAATAAAACCAGCTGATAAAACTTCATATGAAGAATATGCTCGTAATTTTATCAATGAGTATGATTACATTTTTTATGTTTCTCCTGAAGGAGTAGAAATAGAGGATAATGGAATACGTACTATTGATGCTGAATATAGAGATCAAATAGATTATATCATTAAAGGATTATGTCATCTATACAATCATAGAATGAAGAAATTTACTATGATATCAGGTACAACTGAGGAAAGAATTAACCAAATATTAAAAATTATTAATTTATAGTATATTTATAATCGAACAAAAACTCGATTATGGATTATCAAAGAATTTACAATCAATTAATAGAAAGAGCTCAGACTCGAACTTTAAAAAGTTATACTGAAAAACATCATATTATTCCTAAATGTTTAGGAGGAAATAATGATAAAGAAAATTTAGTAAGGTTAACCCCTAAAGAGCATTTTATGTGTCATAGACTTTTATGTAAAATTTATCCTAAAGAAAATAAATTAAAACAAGCTTTATGGCTAATGTCTATTCAAATGAAAAAAAAAGGAGTTAAAGTTACTAGTAGAGTCTATGAAATTTTAAAAATTGAATATATTAATACTGTTAAAGGTAAACCTAAATCTGAAGAACATAAATTAAAAATTGGATTAAAAAATTTAGGCCCCAAACCTAAAGGATTTGGTAACAAAATAAGTTCTATTAAAAAAGGAAAACCCTTATCTAAACTTAGAATGGCTGTATTTCAATATGATTTAAAAGGAAATTTTATTAAAGAATGGACTTATAGTAATGAAGCAGAAACCCAATTAGGTATAAATCATAATGACATATCAGCCTGTTGTAGAGGTAAAAATAAAACCGCAGGTGGATTTACATGGAGTTACAACAGATATTAGAAGTTATTTCTTTGTAATATTTATATCAAAACTACTAATTTTAAAAAAAAAACAAAATGAATATTAATAGTAACTTTGATTTACGTAAATTCAGAGATCTTTTATTAAAAGAAACTTATGAGCCTACTTTAGATGAAAACGATTCTCTTGAAGAAGCTTCCTTAGAAGAAATGGCTAAAATTGCTGGTGATTTAAAATCTTCAATTGAAGCTGTAATTGCGGCTAATCCTGATTTAGAAGGTCTTGCACTTAAAAAAGCAATTAAAGCTGACCAATCAGTAATTAATGCTTTAGCTGGTGATGATTTATATGATAACCAACTTAATAAATTTATTGCCTTAACTAAAGGTGAAAGAACTTTAGGACAAAGAGGTAGAAAAACTGACCCAAACAAACCAACCGCTGAACCAAAACCAAAAGCAGAAAAATCACCTAAATTAAAAATTACTAATCCTACTAAAGATGAAAAACCAGTTTCTTCAACTTTCATAGATGGTGAAGATGAAGAAGAAATGGATATGGATAAACAAGCTATAGCTGCTGCTAAAAAAGGTAAAAGATTAGGTACTACGGCCGAAAAATTAGCTCAAGTAGCTAAAGAAATGAAAGCATTAATCCCAGCTTATCAAGCAGCAAAAGGTACTCCTGAAGAAGCTGCTATTGTAGCTCAATTAAAAGACTTGACTGCTGAGAAAAAATCATTAGAAGCTAAAGTATACAAAACTCCTAAAGCATTAAGCGCTGCTGATTTAATGGGTGGTGAGGAAATTTAATAATTTTAAGTAAAATAAATATGGAGGAAATTTAATAATTTTAAGTAAAATAAATATGAAAGCCTAACATTTTAGTTAGGCTTTTTTCTCCCTTATATAGTTATATAAAAAACTAAGACATAATGGAGAATAAACAACCAATCCCATTAAAGGAAATGATAAAACAGGAATGGGTAAGATGTGCCCAAGATCCTGTGTACTGGATGAAAAAATATTATTGGATTCAACACCCACAACGTGGTAGAATTCAATTTAATTTATATCCATTCCAAGAAAAAGTATTATACCAATTACAAAAGAATGAGTATACAATTATCAATAAATCCCGTCAGTTAGGTATATCAACATTAGCCTCAGCTTATGCATTATGGTTAATGTTATTCAATAAAGATAAAAACGTACTGTGTATCGCTACTAAGCAGGAAACCGCTAAAAATATGGTAACTAAAGTACGTTTTGCGTACGATAATTTACCTAAATGGTTAAAAACAAGTGATAAACCCTCCGAAAATAATAAATTATCACTTAAACTAACTAATGGATCACAGATTAAAGCAGTTGGTGCTACATCAGATGCAGGTCGTTCAGAAGCAGTTTCTTTTCTTATTATTGATGAGGCCGCTTTCATTGAAGGAATTGATGAGATTTTTGCTTCAGCCCAACAAACCTTAGCTACTGGGGGTCAATGTTTAGCATTATCTACCCCATATGGTACCGGTAATTGGTTTCATAGAACCTTTACCAAAGCACAAGCTAAAGAAAATAAATTTGTCCCCTTAAAATTACCTTGGACAGTCCATCCTGAACGAGATCAATCATGGAGAGATGCTCAAGATGAAATTTTAGGATTAAGACATGCTGCTCAAGAATGTGACTGCGATTTTAGTACATCTGGAGATACTGTAATTGAACCAGATTTACTTAATTTTTTTGAATCAACTTATATTTCGGATCCTCTTGAAAGAAGAGGACCTGGAGGTGATTTATGGGTTTGGGAATTACCTGATTATTCAAAATCATATATGGTAGTAGCTGACGTTGCTCGTGGAGATGGAACTGATTATTCTGCATTTCATATTTTTGATGTAGCTGAAGCCAAACAAGTAGCTGAATTTAAATCACAAGTTCAAACCAAAGATTACGCTCATATATTATTTTCAATAGCAACTGAATATAATGATGCATTATTAGTAGTAGAAAATGCCAATATTGGGTGGAGTGTAATTGAACAATTAATAGATAGAGGTTATAGAAATTTATATTATTCTTCTAAATCCGATACTACAATGGGTGCTAATGAAAACCAATTAGCAAGAATGGAAAATGGACAAGGAATGATACCAGGTTTTACTACTTCAATGAAAACAAGACCACTTTGTGTCTCAAAATTAGTTTCATACATTCAAGAAAGATCAGTTGTTTTTCAATCTCGTAGATTAATGGATGAATTAAGAGTATTCGTTTGGAAAAATGGTAAAGCTCAATCCCAAGCAGGGTATAACGATGATTTGGTAATGTCGTTTTCCATTGGTTTATTCCTGAGAGATACAGCCCTACGTTTTAGGCAACAAGGTCTAGATTTAACTAGAGCTACTTTAGGTAGTTTTGGTGTTTCAAATCAACAAGCACCTGGAATATTTTCATATAATGCACAAAATGATAATCCTTATAAAATGGATAATGGTGTAGGTGGAACTGAGGATTTAAGTTGGCTTCTCGGTTAATTTTAAATATTTATAGTATATAATAGAATTTTATGGTAGATACTTCATTTTTTGGTAGATTACAACGATTATTTTCAACAGATGTTATAATAAGAAATGTTGGGGGTAATCAATTAAAAGTAATGGATACAGATCGTATCCAACAACTTGGTACTATCCAAACCAACTCCCTTTACGACAGATATAATAAGGTATATACTACAACGGGTGGATTAAACTTTAATTTCAATAACGATTTATCATATCCTACTACTCGTATCCAGTTATATACTGATTATGAATTAATGGATGGGGATTCAATTATTGCCTCTACATTAGATATATTATCTGATGAAACTTGTTTGAGAAATGATATGGGAGAAGTATTACAAATACGTTCTTCTGATGAAACCATACAAAAAATTCTATATAATTTATTTTATGATGTACTTAATATAGAATTTAACCTTTGGTCTTGGACTCGTAATATGTGTAAGTATGGTGATTTCTATCTTAAATTAGAAATATCTGAAAAATTTGGTGTTTATAATGTAATACCATTCTCTTCTTATTCTATTATTAGAATGGAAGGTAGAAATCCTGAAAAACCCCAAGAAGTAAAATTTAAATACGATCCTACTTTCTCATCCCAACAATCACCATTAGGGCCACAAGTAATGTCTAACTACACCCGCAACCCAAATGATGGTATAATATTTGATAACTATGAAATGGCTCATTTCAGGTTATTATCTGATTTTAATTATTTACCTTATGGTAGAAGTTTTATTGAACCTGCTCGTAAAATATTTAAACAATTAACTTTAATGGAGGATGCGATGTTAATACATCGTATTGTTAGAGCACCTGAAAAACGTACTTTCTTTATCAATGTTGGTAATATTCCGCCTAATGAAGTAGAAAACTTCATGCAACGTACTATCAACAAAATGAAAAAAACTCCTTATATTAATCCCGATACAGGTGAATATAATTTAAAATATAATATTCAAAATATATTAGAAGATTTTTATATTCCTGTTAGAGGAGGTGATGCTACAACTAGAATCGAAACTACAAAAGGATTAGATTATACAGCTATTGAAGATGTTACTTATCTAAGAGATAAATTATTTGCTGCTTTAAAAGTACCAAAAGCCTATTTCGGATTCGAAAAAGATTTAACAGGTAAAGCTACATTAGCTGCAGAAGATATTCGTTTTGCTCGTACAGTTGAAAGAATCCAAAAAATATTAATCTCAGAATTAACTAAGATTGCATTAGTTCACTTATATTCACAAGGATATGATGGAGATGCTTTAACAAATTTTGAATTATCATTAACTGTTCCATCAATTATATATGAACAAGAAAAAATAGCTTTAATGAAAGAGAAATCTGCATTAGCTACTGAATTAATTCAAAATAAAATTGTACCTACAGATTGGATTTATGATAATATTTTCCATTTCAGTGAAGATCAATATGATGAATATAGAGATTTAATGATTGAAGATGCTAAACGTAAATTTAGATTAGATCAAATTGAAACTGAAGGTAATGACCCTATGAAAACAGGTGAAGCTTATGGTACACCACATACATTAGCCACACTTTATGGTCCCGGAAGATACCCAGGTACTGAAGGTGTGCCAAAAGGATATAGTGAAACAAGTGATACTTATCCTGATCAAGTATTAGGTCGTCCTAAAGAAAAAGCATCTAATATTAATACTCAAGAAAATCCACTAGGTAAAGATAGATTAGGTAGAGTTGGAATGAAGAATGATGATTCTGAATCTAAAGGATTTAAAACTGCATATAAAGGTGGATCACCTTTAGCATTAGAGAATTTAGGAACACAAGCTGTTTATCATCAAATCTCAAATAATTTAAAAAATATGTTCCCAAAACAGAAAGTAAAATTATTTGAAGATGAGAGTAATTTATTAAATGAAGATAACCTTTTAAAGGAAGATAAATAAAATTAATATTTATAACTAGTAGTTAACTATACATCTAATAATGACTAATATAAAGCATAATAAATTCCGTAATACAGGGATACTATTTGAATTGCTAGTAAGGAAAATTACAGCAGATACAATGTCCAGTCAAGACTCTAAAGCTGTTTCTTTAATTAAAAAGTATTTTGTTAATACTGAATTAGCTAAAGAAAATAAACTATATCAATCTATTTCAAAATCCCAAAATATTAGTGAAGCTAAAGCTGAGTCTATTCTTACTACAATTTTAGAAGTAAGTAAAACATTAGATAAAAGTAAATTAATCAAAGAAAAATATAATTTAATTAAAGAAATTAAAGCTAATTTTGATATTGATGATTTTTTTAAAGCTAAAATCAATAATTATAAATTATTATCTTCAACTTATACTTTACTAGAAGCTAATTTAAATCCTACTAAAAATTTAGATGATATTTTAACTTCTAAAATGAATATTTTAGAACATATAGCACAAACTAATGCTGTAAATATACCACAACCTTCAGTAAGTGAGTTTGAAACTTTAGATAAAGGAACTCGTGCATTAGTTTATAAAATAATGTTAGAAAAATTTAATGAAAGATTTAATACTTTATCTAACGAGCAAAAAGAAGTATTAAAAGAATATATTAATAATATTTCTAATACAACTAATTTAAAAAAATATGTGGATAATAAATTCACATCATTAAAAGAATCTCTTTTAAAATTATTACCTAAAATAGAGGATGCTACAATTAAAATTAAAGTGAACGAGACAATAAATCTTATTAACCCTATTTTAGAATCTAAAACTATAAAAGACGATAATATAGTTGCTTTATTACAATATCAAGAATTACATAGTGAATTAACAAAAATCCATAATGGATAAAGATAAGTTAAAAGAATTAGTACTGAAACACCTAGCTGAACTTCTTGATGAAGAATCAGCTTCTAGTGGTGCTGGTGGGTATTTAACTAAAGCTTTTGTTAGAAAATCTACAAACCAAGATAAAAATGCTCCTACAGGATTTGAAAAAATGCCTAAATCTGGTAGTGTTTATAAGAAAATGGGATTTAGAATTGTTAAACCTAATGAAAGACTTAATTCTAAAGACTTATGGAAAGAACAACATCTTGAAGAAAGAATAGGATATGCTACTCCTAAAGCATTTAAAAAACCTAAAAAACAATACGAAACTTCAAAACCAGGACACGAAGATTTACCTAACCCCGATAAACATTTTGAACTAGTGAAATTTAAAATAGTTGACTCAAAAAAATCTCCAAAAAATGAAGAAAAACAACTTAATGAAGTTCGTTATTCTCAATTTAAAAACGAGACCAAAAATCGAAAGCCACAAGAGCAATTACATATGGGTGTTAAAGAAATCCAACGTAAGTTAGATGAAATTAACAAATTAGTTGAATTTACCTCTCGTATGAAAACTGAATTAAAAGGTGATGCTGATCAAATGAATTACTTAAAACGTACTCATAACGCATTATTTAAAATAAACGAAAAAATTCAAGAAATTAATAACAAAATTAAAGGTTTAACTGAATAATGGCCGCAGCAAAAACAAAAGTTAGTTCTACTACTACTAAAGTAGAAAAACCTCGAAGAAAAAGACCAGGAGTCCATTCAAAATGCAAAACATCTAAATTAAAAAGTTCTAAAAACTATAAAAAATTATATAGAGGGCAAGGACGATAAAATATTTATACCCATGACAGTACAAAATTTATACACACAATATTTAGATGGTAAGATAACTAAACAAAAGTTTCTTTACGAGGTACGTAGAGATCAAAATCTTACTATGATATCACCTAACAATTCATTTGATGATGTTGTTAGAATATTAAAAAACAAATCTATAATTTCAGAAAAAGCTTCTAAAGAATCTACAGGAAAACAAGATGTAGAGATCATAGCTAAAACTATTGATATGGTTAACCCATATGAGTATTCTAAAGGTATGAATTATGAATTAGAAATAGTAGATGTTCCTGTAACTGCTGGAGATTTAGATGAAGAAAAAGTACTTAAAGCACAGAAAAAAGTACTAGCTAATCTTACTAAAAATCCTTCATACTATACTGAAAAAATGTATGGTCAAGTTAAATTTGATGGTGATGAAACTGTTGAAATTAACAAAAAATCAACCGAAGCCATTGGTAAAGGTAAGAAAAATGTAATTAGAGAAGTATTTGAAGGAGGATTTGTCTCAAGAGGAGCAATACTAAAAGCACTTAATGATGTAGGTAATGAATCTGAAATTAGACAATACTTAACTTCACTAGAAAAATCAGGTGATAAATTTGAAACTGTAGATGATTATGTTGAAGATTTCAGAAATTATGTTGCTGATAAAGGTTTAGATGAACATGGCCAATATGCTGGTAAAGTAGCTGATGTAAACCCACTTTCACAAGGTAAATTAGACGAAACTTATACTCCATTCCCAATCAACGAAAAACAAGAAGAAGTACTACAAAGATATGCTGAATCTGCAGGTATTCCTTTAGATAACCTAAAAAATATGGTCGCTGAAGCTAAAGCTAAAAAAGCAAAAAAAGACTATGATGGTGATGGTAAAATAGAATCATCTGAAGAAGAATACAAAGGCTCACGCGATAAAGCTATAAAAAAAGCTACTAACGAAGATCTAGATTTAGGTCATCAAGATAACGAACCACATATGATTAAAGGTGAGTTATACCAAATAGCTAAACAAGCTACTGAATTATATAAAATGATTAATGCTGTAGATAGTATGGGTGAAGTTGATTTTCCTCATTGGTGGCAAGCAAAAGTTGTTTTAGCTAAAAATTATTTAACTGGAGCAAAAGATTATTTAGATAGTGCTTTAGCAATAGGTGATAAAGAAATGGAAGAAGCTATTGCTTTAAAAGATAAAGCAGGAAATACACAATATGCTAAAGATTCAACTGAAGCTTCAAATATAGAAAAAGCCGCTAGAGCTAAAGGTGTAACCTTAACTAAAATGAATGTATAATGAG